GACGCCGCAACTCTTTGGAGTCAGTGGCGCTGTTCTCGTTGAAGCAGGAAGCTCCCGCCTCTATAGGCGGGAGTACGTTCACTAGAATCATGGCCGCTTTCAAAATGAATCACACCATTCATGAGTGCAGGCATACATGTGCCTCGCTGTTAGATAGCTCAGGAGCCAATGATACCGCCGTGAAAAAGATTTTAGGTCATGCTTGCCGAGGTGTCACAAAACATGACTATACCCACAAGACGATCCACGAGTTACGAAAAGCTATTGACTCTATTTAGCTGTCGGGGAGATGGCTTATACGAAAGCGTACCTTAAATATGAAGATGGCGTCTCTCCGATTACTGTGTCGTGTACAGGAGAGGGGACTAGGGTGTTAAACATCTCTAACTATAATTGGTCGAAAAACAACGCTACTGCTAGTGGGGGCAATGCATTTATAAGCTTTGGCAATAATCAACACCACAATAATATATCACCTGGAATAGCCGTATATAGTTGGTGTAGAATTAGCTGACACGCTTCCAAAGGTAGGCGGCCACAACAGGTGCTATATTATTATGATATTGGTTATTGCCAAACTCGATGTGATAGCCATAAATAGTCCCGGTATATTGTGCGCCGCCAACAATAGTCCCTGTTCTACCGTCGAATGCTATACCAGAGAAAACCCCGTCTACAAACGTAGTGTGATAATTAGGAACAGCGCATCCGAAGGTACCTTCAATTTCCGGTAGTTCCCCGACAGCTAGGCTGTACGCTTCCAGCAATAACAGGCTATTGATGCAGGTAAGTTATTATGATATGCGTTGCCGCCGGTACCATCAGTAGTCCCAGCTGGGTCACCGTGCCCACCTTGCGGCGCGTTATTTGCAATCCCAATGTTAGCACTCCAAGCCCCGGATACTCTAAAGGCACCTCCGGTATATTTTACCCAACGTCCATCTATATACCGCACGGGGGCGCCGCTACTCTCGGCTACAACGTTCCACGTCCTCACCAAATGCCCGTGGCTAGCCGACTCCCCGACAGCTATGCCGTCCTATGCCAGATATATGCACTAATGGATGGAGATATATTATTATGTGCTTGATTTTGTCCGAATGGAACGATGAAATCATGGTCGCCTTTTGCTGTATAAAAACGGTAATTTATGCCATAATCCCACTTAAAGAAGTTTGACTTGCTTTCCTGAGTACTATTCGTATCTCCTACGGCTATAGTTGATATTATTTTTGGTAGTTCCCCGACAGTGATTTGGTGCTTGAATTCGCCCGACTTCTGTCCTGCTGTAAATGTGAGCGTACTGCCGTCTTCTGCTGTAGCCGTGCCTTGTGCTACGAGTCCATAGCCTGCTGGCAGGGATTCCCACGTGCCGAAACCTAAAATGTCTGCTGGGTTGCGGCTATCGGTAATGCTCACGTAGACGGAGCCGACGGGGTACACGGCTTGAAGAATCTGACCTTTGAGGTTGTCAATAGCCGTCTTATTAGACGATACATCCGTATTGAGGTTGTCAATAGCCGTCTTATTAGACGATACATCCGTATTGAGGTTGTCAATAGCCGTCTTCATCGCCGTGATGATTTCTTTTACTGTTTTAGTCAAATCTATTGCAACATTACTCATTTCTTTTAATCACCTCGTGTTCTTAACGTGTTCTTTACAGTCAATGATAAAGAGCCGGTAAACGGCTAAGTTACGCCATGCATCACTGTTCTTAATGTGTTCTTTATGCTAAATACCATGAAAATGGCTTAACCATGCCGTTCGTTAGGTCATGTACGGTGCGAGTTCTTTTTCATCTTTGCAATTATTGATGGCATCACGGATGCTCATAAACCATTCATAAGCCGCAAGCTGTTGCGCTCTGGCGGCTTTACCGGCTTTCATCAGCTGTTCCTTTGTTACATCTGCTAACACAAGGCTATTGGATGAGTCACGGACTTTATACGGCCCCTTATCTTCAATCAAGGTAAGAGCAATCTGCCACTCACGCTGGCTGTTTTCGTCGGTGCTGAATTGCAGGTCGTCTACCGTGACAGGGGCTTCCTTCTTTGCAATATACTTGCTGTACTGAACGTTAAGCGCCTGCGCCTTTAATTCACTGAGCGTGGGCGGTACGTATTCACGGCTTGTCTTTGCTTCGATGTAGGCCGTTACATTATCAATATAGCTGTCATAGTTAGCGTTGGGATAATCTTCATAGTTATCATCTACAAGGCACTGCTTCTGCGTATCGTCGTAGATGACTTTAATAGGCAGGTCAGCAAGGCCGCTGTCTGCCTTGAAGTGTTCGGTAGTATCGCTATACTGCTCATTGTCTTTAATGATAAGCACATCATTATCTAAAACCTGAAAAACTCTCATAAATTCTCCTTTCTCTATCGAGGAATTAGTGGCACACAGTCATAGTGCTAGCTGTTCAAATGGTGGTACACACAATCACACTATGGGGCATGGCCGTGATGTTAATGATAATAATGCATTGTCCCAATATTCAAGTACCAACCATTATTTAGCTAATGACGGTACTAATTTGGGATATACAAGTTATTCTGGTGCTCACAGTCACACTATAAGCATAGCTAATGCTGGCGGTAATCAACGTTATGAGAATAGGCCTCCCTATCAAGTCATCAGTAGATGGCGACGCACGGCCTAAGCGGTTCTTTTCCACCTGTTCACAACAACGTAAGGCGGCCTGTTTTCATGCCTTGCATTGCCACCTGTTGCAGATATTGAAGCGCTATGTGCGTGGCTTACGTCAAGATGGATATGCCCGTTACCTTGCTTGCCACCTTCACCGGAGCAGTGTTCACCGTATTTCGAGCAAGATAAAACACCACTTGCGTTTACGCCTTCATACTCAGCAGGTCGCCAGGTATAGGTATCACCAACAAGTGAGGTGGTGGATATAGACACTCCATGACTATGATTAGACAGTTCCTCGATAGCTATCGAGGAATTGGCAGCTCATAGCCATGGAATCAGTGTGGACAATAATGGCAATCATACCCATAATGTAAGACGGCGTTTAGGCTATACCAACTCCAGTGGGGAAGTCAGTTCATGGGGTGTTGGCGTGGCTTATTATAGGCTAGATGAAGTATCACAAGCGTCGACGGAAGCAAACGGCACTCATAGCCATTCTGCCAGTGCCGCTAATACAGGTGGTAACGCCCGCCATGAGAACAGGCCACCTTATACGGTAATCAATCGTTGGAAAAGAACGGCCTAAGCAGTACGTTTCCAACGATTAACTACACAAAATGGTTGCCTATTTTCATGTGCTATGTGACTACCGGTATAGCCAATAGAAATTGAGTGTGAATGGTTGCCGTTATAACTAGTGTTTGTATACAAACGAATTTCTTTACTATCACCCCCATCAACGTATTCACCGCTTCCACCACTATCATTGTTATTTGGTATTCTATGGTTATGATTACCATCTGTAGAACAAGTGGCGGTATGATTGTGATTTGGCATTTCCTCGATAGTGATTTGATGCTTTGCTTCCCCGCCCTTATCACCAAGGTTATAAGTATACGTCGTGCCATTTTCCGTATACGTGCCAGCCGATATAAGTACACGGCCTGCATCCATCTTGACCCATGTCGTACCTGACCATAAGACATTGGGATCGTCGGTTGTTGTGGTTTCCCAGATACTGCCAACAGGATGTACGATATTAATTACTTCTTTAATAGTTCGTTGTTGTACCTTCTTCCACGTGCCGTCCGCTGACAGGTAGTAGTCGGTTTGCGTGCCTTTAGCCGGAGCTGGTACAAGACCAGCTGTGCCGGCCGCTGTCGAGGTGGCCCCCTTGAAGTTTACGACACTCTTCACGCCGGTACTGACGGCGTTATCTACATAAGACTTAGAGGGAACCAGTTCCCAATTTACTGGGCTGACAGACGTCAATTTATAGATGTTATTGTTGTCGTCGGTGCGCATACACTGCATACCGACTTTGAGGTTAGTCGTCGGGAACGCCGTGCCGGAAAACGTACTGGCTACGGACTGGATGTTCTTGTCCGCTTTTTCCAGATACGTATTACAGGCGTCCGTCGTGACCAGTTCATTATATTCCTGCATATTACCATCCTTTCGCAACCCACGAGACAATGCCCGTCGTGCGGTTGCCAGAACTATTCAGTAATTCGATTTCAAAGTACCGCCCTTTATCGTCCTGCCCATCTGTCGTTAGGATGTTAGGGACGGGCGTTGTGGCCCCCGTACCGCCTTTGACCATGGCGTTGACCTCCGGGGCATTATAGTAATGCTTGTTGTAATAGACTTTCGTGGCCGCTGTCGTATCCTTGATTTCCAGCTGGCCCTTGTCGTCCGTATCGTCAATATCCACATGGGGCGATACGTCGTACAGCAAAGGTTGCGCCTGCGTTGCCTTGCTGACCACCCGGAGCCGCAAGAGAGCTTTTTCGTATTCGTAATCCCCTACATTGAAGTCCGTGAACTGCTCATACATAGGTGGCGTATCTGCCATGGCCGCAAAGTCATCCATTTCTTTGAAGGATGAAACAACTTGTACAGATTCGATGTAGGAGTTACTGGCCCTTACATAAGCATCGTACAAGGCAATGTCTTCGGCCGGGTTCTTTCCAATGTCCCGTGTGAGGCCGTCGCCGATGCGGGCCAATTCAGCCAGCCCACGGACGAACGTCACGTTACGGTTGAAAGATTCGTCAGTATCTATGGATTCATGCAAGGTACGTTCTAGTTTCACCAGCCGCTTGTCGGCAATGGCGATGCGATCATCACGGACAGCGTAGATATTCCGGTATACCTTATCGAGCGTTTTCAGCTCTTCCCGGAAGGTTTGCACGGTCTGCCATATCTTTTTATAGTCGTCCCGTACATAGAATTCATCGAACTGCGCCGACGTGGCGTGTTTGGCGATATGGTCCATGGCCTTTACCTGTTCACGTGCCAAGGTACGCATATCATTCCGCCATTCGTCCATGATATGCAGTCCGTCATACAGCTCATGTTCTATGGTCTGCCGTTCCTTCTCGATAACAGCAAGGTCTTCCCCTTTATTCAATTGGGATGCTTTACGCAATGAATCCATGAAGCAGAAAGCGTCGTCCAGCTGTTTGACAGCCGTCTTTCTTACGGCTTCTGTTGTCCGAATATCTTCTGAAATGTGGAGGAGGAACAATACATTATCCCAGTATATTTCCGTTGTATGAATCATTTCATTACGGACAACCTCAAGGGCTTTATTTTCGCCGTCCGTGAGCGTCACCGCCATTTCATTATACTTTGGTTGAGCATGGCTCATATATCGCTCTATAGCGGTTATAGTTTCCTGGAACGCCCGTGACAATTTCTTTGGGAGTGTTAGGGTTATCCGTAGCGATTCCGGCCTCGTGGCGTGTATGAGTTTGTTATGATACTCCGCAATGGACAAGGTTTCTTGTACCGTACGGAACCAGTTAAAGAAGGCCGTCGCATCGTCGACAATGATTACCGCTTCCCACGGATTGATGAAAACCGCTTTGACAGGCCGTTCTTTTACGGCAATATCCTCGGCGGTTTCCTTCCGCGTCTGTGATTTTTCCTTATCCGCCACGAGAACCATTTCATTGGCTTCCCGCTTCCATTTGTTCGCTCTTCTATACGCCTCTGTAAGATTCGTTAGCCCATGCTTTGATATAGTTAGCCGCTTAGAATTTTTATCGCCTATACGGAGTGAATAGCGCTGTTTTTTGGTGAATTGGTTTTTCTCGTTATCTTTCAGCGTGAAAGACTCTTTTTTTGTCCCTAATGTCGTCCCGTTTCGCTTGATTTCCAATACTTTCAGGATTTCGAGGCAACGCATATTGAATAACACATTATCCCAATATGTTTCCCGAACGGCCCATACGTCCTTGAGCCTGATTGTACTAGAGATTTTGCGTTTGTCTGCTATATGCAGGTTTTCCAAAGGGCGGGCATTCAACAGATAGCGGTATAGCTCATCGACGGGCTTGGTAATTCCGGATACCTTATCTTTGACTTCGGACGCTCTATAGTATCTGAGTGCAGTGTCGAAGATAATTTTAGGCTTCCCGTGGCGCCTATCGTATTCTTCTAACACCCAAACAGTTTCTTTGTTTGTCGCGCTGTACGCCGTTTTGCCAAAAGCATCAAGCGTCCGGCTGGCACGGCTGTCAGATAGTGTGAATGCAGTATCTGACAGCTTGTACAGCGTGAACGTTTTGGCAATATCCATAGGCGTTACGATAAGGTGAACTGGAAGGTTGTCGTCATGGTATCGTCGGCAGCTTTATTGATGACGTCGAATACGACACGATCGAGGAAAGTGCCACCGCTTGCGGCGTTGCAAATGCCGGCTTCTGTGATGGCACCCGTTGCTTCGCCGGCGGCAAATGTTGTTGTTAAAGTGAATACTTTCGTACCTGCGCTGTGAGCGTAGCTTGCTGCTTTTCGTTTTAATTCGTTGACAAGTGCGGTCTGTGTGGCGGCAACGGCCGTTGTGCCGGTGCCTACGGCAGTATAGCCCATGACAGCAGGCTTGGTCGGATTCGCCATGGCAGCGCAGATATAGTCAAAACCGCTGTTCAAGATGAGGTTATCTTTATGGCGTGTTTCTACATCGCCGTTTGCATGATGAATGACAACGTTCAAAGAACCTTTGATTTTCATTTCGTCTTTATTCATGTTTTTTACTCCTTTGGATTAAAGAAAATACGATCGAATGAACCGCAAGGCGGTACGAGCGCTTTAATATATTTGGTCATATCTAGGTCGAATCCGCGGACAAAGAAAATCCGCTTGTCGGTGCTCTGTGCAAGCCCAAAAAACAGCCAGTCCCTATCTGCTGTATCAAGTTGTAAGTAAAGTATCCGTTCGTTGACTGTATCCCGTACATAGAATGAATCCAGGCGCTTGTCATAGCCAATATATAGGGTAATGTCTCGCCATATGCCGTCTGCGCCTAAGTGCTGGGCTTCATAGCTATCGACAGTAAATGTCATGTCCTTTACGGCAATGTAGTCCATCTGATTTGGCGCATTTCCCCGCAATTCCGCAATGATGCAGTCTGCGAGTGGTGCTGTATTCTTGAACCAAAATCCAATAGAAAATGTTTCAGGGATATTGCACGAATATTCAAGCTGACCCACGTCAGTAATGAGTGCGCCGTCATTCCATCGCACTGGGGTGTAGCTTGTGTTCTTCTCTATCAGCAGTTCCCCGCCAGTAGCCTTGCTCGTACCGTCGATGATAGCATTAAAGGTATCGTCGAGTTTTCCGGTATACCTAGCTATCTGTTTTTTCAGCTCCACGCCGTCCAGGTCGCCCAAAATGCCACACACAAGGATATGCGACGCTTCGTAACTATCGACAGTGAAGGTCATGTCACATACCCTTAGCGTCTGTTCTGTGACGGCGTTGATTTTACAGTCAATCCAGTTGCGGGCCTTTATCTTCCGAGGCAACGATACCTTCATGAGATATTCGCCGTTAAAGGATTCCTTCTCCAGCCGCAAGCCTTCCATAGCCGCGTTATAATACATGTTCGTCTTTATCCCGCTATAGCCAAGCTTGTATTGGTTATAGTCCAATATGATGTTCTTATTGATTTCCGGGTCGCTGGACAAGTAGTACCACGACGCGTCCGTGGAATAGTTACCGTGGTCATCGACGGCCTTTATCATGAAGTAATAGTTGCCTTCGTTCGGCCGGATATAGCGATATTTATTGACCTTCGAGCGAAAGATTTCCGTGCCCTGCTCCCATTCCTGCGTCTGCCCGACTTTCACGACGTACTTGATATTGTAGATAGATAAAGCATCCCAGTAGAAATACAGGTTGGCCCCGTTCTTTTCTACCCAGAAGCCTGTGACATTTGGGACAAAGCAGGATAGATAGGCACGTTCGCCTTCGCCGAATTGGTCGTAATAGGCTATATACAGCTCTTTGATGTCCGGATTCGGATACAGGAAGACGTTATCGACGGTTTGATATTTTTGCCCGTCGATATATAAGTTGGCACCGATGCAGTTAGATGGAATCTCCAGGAAGGTAATGAGGGTCCCTTCGTTATTCTTCGTGAGCGATATGTCAGACGGTGCGGACGGACGGCGCTTGTTATACGTAATGGTTCGGCCATTGGATACCTTGCCGTGTTTGCTGATGGCGAACAGGTATATCTTTCCACTGGCCGTGGTAGGTATAGCCAAACTAGATGTAGCTACCGTCTTTTCCAGTAAACCGTAACTGTTTCCGACGTCTGCATTGGTACGCACTTCGTAATAAGCCAGGTCGGCGTCATCGACGGCATCCCAGTTCAGCACGCCGCCCAGCCGGTCGAACGTTAGCGTGAAGTTCCGTGGCATGGGGAAGTCCCCTTTGGTGCTGGCGTCTACGTCGTCTGCCGTAAAGCCGTTAGCTACGTTGACCTGTTCATTAACGGATTTCAGATACTTCCTTAACAGGGATATCAGCTGCCTGCCGTCGCCTTGGATTGCGGTCGGAAGGTCGGGGAAGGTCAGTACTTGCTTCTTATACTCAGCCATAGCATCAACTCATTCCTGCGCTGATTGCCTGTTGCAAGGCGTTGACAATATTCGTGTCCTGGCTAATGTCGTATTCATTTTCATTGAGTGCCAGAAGGACGGCCGATTTGACGATGATGTCATTGATAGCATCGTGATTGAACGGCATATCCTTTGTGGTACTTTCAATGGCGGCGGGCGTGGCGAAATATCTGAATTTCACAGCGCTTACTGACGGGTCGGTAATATGTACAGTCCCGGCCGTCATAGCTAAGGGGTACGTCCCGCAAGCGCTCATGTAATTTTTCGGGATGGAATCGCCTTCCCTCATGGTCGTTTCCTCTACGAGTACCGGCCATTTAGCGCCGATGAGCAGGCTTGCTACCTGTTGCGTAGCGGTGTTAAGGAATTGCAGGCAACGTTCATCGCTGTATTCCTTGCTGATATCATGTGTTTCCTGCCGGATACGGGTAATAGCGTCTTCTACTTTCATTCAGTCACCCCCTAGCAGATGAACGGCATACGCTTTTCTGTGTTAGCGTATTTTCGCATCGGTACGACGTTAGCCAGGGCCGCTTCCACGGCCTGCTGCATCGTATCGCCGTCCGGTGTCTGTGTGAGGACCATACAGGACAGCTTGCAAAGTACATCAAGGAATACGGCTGGTAGTTCAACTGTCCCGGTATCCAAGTCAGTAATACTGAGAAAAGCGGCGTTATAGAGCATATCCACGTCTTTTACGCCAGCATACAGCTTATTACGGAAAATCTTGTATTCGTCCCAGCGAGGCGGGCGAATAGCATCCCCGGGATGCAGGTCGCGCCCGTGGCCGTCGACGATGCGGACAAGCGTCAAGAAGTCGTCCGGCAGATCCACCCCTGTGATAGGCATGTCGATATGCTCTTTCGGCGTCGGTTTCTCTGCCGTTTCGTCGGACGGGTCTGTCGATAAGCTGGCATTGTACTCGTCGATTTCCCGGTTCATGTCGTCCTGCCGGTAGTGCTGGACCTTTTCGAGGAAGTCGCTGTTGATGTAGTACTGATTGACGTAACGCAAGACTTCGTTGATAGCCTGGAGAATATCATAGTCACTGTACTGGACTTCGTTGTTATCCCCCAGTTTATAGCGGATGAGCTGTTTGAGTGATTTAGCGGTAATCATCCCAGCAACACCGCCCCACGCCACGTACGTTTCTTGTGGTTGACGGCGAACTGCTTCCATACACTGAAAAACTTCTGGATGTAGTACTGGTATTTCGCCTGGTTCCCTTCGAGTTCAGCCCGCTTGGCGCAGATGAGCCACGGGTCGAATCCCCAGAATTCCGGCGGAATGAAGCCCATGAGCTGAATCCGTTCGTTCTTGTCGCCAGCCCAGCCGCCGTTGTCAATTTCATTGACGCGCCGGGCCGCATCTACAGCACTCGATACATCGACAGTGTTACGCAAGCAAATCTTGTCGCCGTCCTGGTAAATCTTCTGTTTTGTTATCATGCAGAGTCACCACCTTTATACAAAAAGAAGGGGCATGAACCCCTTCTTTCATGGAATGGGCTATCGTTTAATATCAACGATGGAGCAAGACGCTTTCGGCTGCGTGCCTTTAAGACCCAAGCTAGCTTCAATAACAAATTTTTCATACGTGCCGTCTTTACTGAGCTTTTCGGGCGGTACTTCGTGCGGCTTGACGAGATACTTCATATCCCAATAAGACAGGTCAAGGATGTCGATACGGTTATCCGGGTAAATCGGATGTACGTTAGCGTTTACGAGGCCAAATGCGCCCTGGTACGACGTAGCGAATTCCGTGGCATTAGCCTTTTCATTGCCCTTGCGTGTAGCCGTCATGGTAGCCAGGACAAGCTTGATGAATTCACGGTACTTACTGGACGACATATATGCCTGCGTAGGATGGCCGCCGCGTTTAGACGTCATTTCCATAGCGTTGTTAATGTCGTCGAGGGTGTACGTACGTTTCTTGCCCAAAGAGAGGACGTTGTTCGTGACGATCTTGACGTTCGTGCCAGCGGCCGACAACGTGACCTGGTCGTCTTTGATGTTTTCGATAGCACCTTTCTGTGTGTCAAAGATAGTCAATTTCTTACTGTTGTTGCTGTCTACGCGGACGTAGTAATAAAGGCCGTCTTTGAGGCCCGTCGGCATGGTGTCAGCGACAAAGTAGCAGATATCGCCGGTAGCCAGGTGGGTTTCCGTAGACGACGTGACGGTGTTATCCGTGGTGGATACGGTGACGTCGATAAGGTTCTGCTGCATGAAGAACGGTACGCCGCCGGAGCGGGGCTGTACAGTAGCCGAACCATCGACTTTCTTTGTAGAGTTGACGAGCATGTATTCAATGTCCTGTGCCAGGCCCGTATAAGCATCATAACGGAGGTCCGCAAGTTCGGAGCCGTGTTCATTCTGGTACGCTTTCTGGACTTTGTTCTGCGCATCGGATACCATGCCGGTCTTCTGGAAGAACTGGACGTTATTCGACAAGCCTTCGATGGAGCCGCCCGGCTGGAATTTGTAGTCTTCCATTTCGAGGTGGGCGTTATCCTGCGGCGGGAACAATCCTTTCGTCATCCAAGAGAAGTTCATGGCTTTTGCCGGTTCGGAATCGCCGAATTTGGAGTAGAACAACGTGAGTTCCGGGGTAATGTTAGTAAGAATAGGACTGATATCCTCTGCATGGCCGATAGCATCGTAGGTATACGACTGGTTGGCCGATTTATTCAAGTTTCTCTGTACATCATATGCCATATGTTTTCATCTCTCCTTTATCTGCCGCTGAGGCCTGCGATGAACGCGCGGCGTTCGCGGACTGTCATATTTCGCATCTGCGTAAAATCAATGGGTTTGGCCGGTGCTTTCGCTCCCGTGCCAGGCTGTTCGACTTTCGGAACCGGCACTTTCTTCGGCTGCTTCGTCAGATCATTCGCTTTGGCGTAGTATGCCGTGCGGCATTTATCGTAGTAGCCTTCGAGTACTTTGCACTGTGTGGGGTTGATATTCCCGCCCCGGAGGGCTTTGATAGCATCCCCGATAACAGCGGCGTCTTTATACGGCATTGTCTGATAATAACTACCCATTAACTGATTAATGTCGGCAAAATGAGGTTCTTCGGCCTGCTTCTGCTGCGTAAAATCGACAATGCTTTGATAAATAGCCCGCCGTTCGTCCTGTGCGGCCTGCGTCCGCATCTGCTGTTGCTGGATAGCGCCAATAAGCTGTTCTTTATAGTAAGATTTAGCAGTATTGAAATGCGCTACTTTCTGTTTCACGGCATCGTCGTCGGAATATTCAGCGGTATCAATATCGTCCTGCGTAATGTCGAGAGCCTTCATGGCTTGTTCGGTTGCAGCCTTATCAATATCTGCGAACATTCGTTTTTGCTGTTCCAGCTGCTGTTGCTGGGCCTGCATCTGCAATGCCTGTTGCTGCTGCTGGTACTGTTGCTGGCGACGTGCCTGTTCCTGCTGATACTGTGCGTATTGCAACTGATACTGTTGGGGGATACGGCTTTCGTTGACGTTCCCTTGTGCAATAGCGGTATTCAGTTCATCCAGCGTGTACGGTTCAGTGTGGATGAGTGGTTCGAGCTGTTTTTCGACAGCTGGTTCGGTTGCCGCCGGTTCGGCGGGTTTAGTTTCCGTCGGTTCGGTCGGTTCCGTGGGCTGGGATTCCGGCTCATCCTGTGCAGGCGGTTCTTCTGTCTTCGTTTCTGTCGGTTCCGTCGGTTCGGGTTGGGCGGCGGAAATGCTCTTTCTGCCGGTGCGCGGGTCTGTCACGAGATACAAAGACTCCAGTTGTGGTTCCTGGGCGGTGCCCGCGACGTTTTCGTTGGTAGTCGTTGCCGTGGATACATCTGTAGTTTCTCCTTCTGCAAACAACTGTAAATTAAAGTTAAGCACGTCTATTCTCCTTTCTGATTACGCTTTTGCTTTGCAATATCAATGATTCCTGTCATGTAGTGGTACAGCCTCATAGCGGCCCGGTAGTCGCTCTTTACGTCGTCTGCCGGTTTCGTCGGGCTGTCCAAGTCCTTGAGTGCAGTCTGCTCTTCGATTTTCAGCCAATCGTCGAGGAAGGCTTTAAGGTCCTCTGCCTGCTGTCCCTTCGTGATGATATCGGCCAGGTAGCGCTTTTGGGCCGCTTCATCGCCACTCCGCATGGCATCGAGTAAGTCTTTCAGCTTATTGTCCATTCATGGGACCTCCCTGTTGGGGTACTTGCGGTGCTTGTAACTCCGGTTGTGCAGGCGCTTGTGGCGTCATCTGTTTCAGCTGGTCCCGTGCGATCTTCTCAATCATCGCTTGCGGGCTGGTGTTGCCTGCCGTGCGGGTGTTGATGATATTCACTTGTGCGTCAAGCGGCAAGTCGTTCATGTTTGCTCGGATAGATGGAATAGACGCCACGGCGGCTTTGCCTTCGTAGTCGGCTTGCTTTAAGGTCAACTGCTTTTGCAGGTCCATGGCTTCCTGCGCCTGTGCGGTCTGCATAGCCTGCTGAGCTTGCTGTGCCTGCATCTGCTGAGCTTCCTGTGAATCCGGGTCCAGTAAAATGCCCTGCGTATTCTTAAGGCCCATTTCTTCCAGGAGTGCCGTGCCAGCGGCGTAATAGCTCTTGGGGGGCGCTACGCCTGCTTGTGACAGTACAGGATATACGTTGCTGAGGAGCATCATATAGCTCTGTATCCGCGCTTCTTTCGTCCCTGCGCCGTTACCGACATTGATAATGAGGTCGTAGTCGATATCAAGGTCTTCACTCTTGACTGATACTTCTTCATCTTTGAAGCGGAACGTCTGCACCGGTTCGCCGTACTTCTTGTTGAGCAGGATGAGGAAGCGGACCATAGGCACTATCCAATTTTCTGCAAACAATCTGGCAATCAGCCGTATTCGCTTATCTGCCTGCCCAAGAATGGCCGTGATACCCGTGGCCGTACTGTTGAGGGAGTTGGCGTCTAAGCCCTGGTTGTACTTCGTACTGCCGGTACGGTTTTCCAGCTCGCTTTCGGCGTAGTTGACTAGATCCATCGTAAGTGGCGAGATATTCGCCGGCGGTGGGTTCGCAATGGCCGCGTTCGGGTCGCCCTTAATCGGGACGTACTCGTCGCCGTTGAACAGTGCGTCCATATCCATCACCGACGTGAGGTCGACAAACTTCTGCTGGTCGTTGTTCTTCGCAACGTTGATGACAATCTGCTTGATAAGCGCCGTCTTTAAGTCCTGCAAGCCCTCCACTTGTTCAGCTAGGGCCATGTCGGCAAATATCTTTCGGCTTTCACGCACGCTACCCATCGCAAAGAAGGGAGCAATGTCGAACTCATTGGTTTGGATGGATAACGGCGTATCCCCGACACAATGAACAATCAAATGCTCGTAAATGCCATCGCCGTTATAGTCTACGTCTACATAGCACTCGTACAGCTCGACGTCCTTAGACGCGTTGTCGCCGTCATTCGGCCGCATGTGGTCATCTGACAGCTCTTTGTTGATGTACTCGTCGGCAGAGGTGTACTTCGTATCACCTGCCGCTTCAAGGGCTTCATCGACGTTTTGATACGTCCCGGCCTGCTCTTTACGCTTGAGATAGTCGCCTTTCACAATCTTCCGGTGTGCTACGAACTTGCACTTTTGGAGTGTGCTGGCTTCCGGCGTGAAGCGTAATTCCGTGGGCGGTACATACTCGACGACAGGGTAATTGGCCGTGACTTTGACGTGGTCGAACTGCACTTCATACAGATCCGGCGCGTCTTTCAGCTGCTTGACCTTCTGTATCTCGATTTCGCCCGACAGTGACGCCTGTGTAAGCATCATTGCTTGTTGCATGTCGTTCACGTCGAACATAAGCTTGTACCGGGTGCGGTCTTCATCCCGCTTCCACCACACCTTCGCAACGCCTAAATTCGTCCCCAATGCGTCGTCAATGACGTCATTTACGAGAGACGTATAGTTGTTCTTACGGGTGAGCTGGTATTCGACTAAGTGCTGTATGTTGGTTGCCGTATCGTCGTTTTGGATGGTACTGCCGGCGATAGTAACAGGAGATTCGTTGCCGATGAATACCTCAACAAGGCTGGGCTTCATCCATTCAATGATGTTGTTGAAGTCCATGCTGACGAACTTACTCTTTTTCGACAAGTTCGGCAGTTTCTTTGCGTACAAGTCTTGTTCCCCATTGCGGAGCTTGCGGCGGTGTACCAGTTTCGGCTCTACTGTACCCTCGTAGTACTTCTTTGCGACGTCGATACCGTCCTTGACGCTCATCATGATCTTCTTGATTTCGTCGTCGTTGAGCGTGTCCAGGGAAATTGGTTGTTCTTCCGGCTCTGCTTGCTGTAAAAGCCAGTCGGTAACGCTCATCTGCTGCGGGGCGTCCCGGCCGAACAATCCGCCCGTGTCCTGTGCGGCGGACAAGCTCTGGTTTAAATCCTCCATCTCATCACCTCGATTGATAGCTAACTAAGGCCCCCAGTGGGGCTATGGGGCAATGCGCGGACTCGAACCGCGATAGCTTATAGCTGGTTTACTTTAACCTACATCGCCATGGGTGGCGGGGTGGTCAGCCCCGCCGATGATAGAAAGGAGCATGTTACCGTGGAGTCGCCCTTATCCGGTGCGGCGTTGCTCCACGCTTACATGTATCCGGCCCGGTGCATCTTACCACGGGTCATTTGCTTCCACTTGTCTGCCATGGACGTATTGTCCCGGTAGAGCTTTGCGCATAAATACGCTAAACAGTCCATCAAATGACTGTATTCGTTCTTTTCTGGCTCGTCCAGCGTCCTGCCTGCTACGACTTTACGATGATAGCCGCCCGTAAACGCTTCGATGAGCATCTGACAGCGCGGGTCCAGCTGTAAGAGCGGTTTCCCGTCCGGTGTAAGTGTCGTGAGATAGTACCTTACCGCTTCACTTCGGCCGGTCTGCGTGAGTTCGCCTGGCTCTACGATAATGCCGTAACGGTCGCGGAGTATCTCGTTGGCGGTCTTCTCATCACTCTGTGCTCGTTGGTTGCCTGCCGGGTCGCCAACTGCCGTGTACTCATATCCGCTGTAGAACGTCTGTAACTCCGCTTGTACGGCACGGCCATGGGCCAGCATGCCACAATCCCAGGACTGCAATTCTGATAAGATGAGCAACTGCCCTTTCGCCGTCGTCTGTGCAATGATGGTCGCCGGAGTAAGTCCATAGTCAAATGACAACAGAAGCGGCCGCCCTTCGACGGGGTGCAGTTCCTCGTTGGCTACGTGGCGGTTATAGTCAAATTCCGGGTAGTATTTCGGTTCAGCCGATACCGTCCAGTTGATTTCGTATTCACGCTCCCAGCCCTCTGTCGTGGTGCCTTTCTTTTCGTTGGTCTTCCACTCTTCGGAGCGCTTGGAAGGGTCGGCGGTGTAGTGTATGCGTGCGATGTACACCCCATTACGCCGGTACTCATGTACGCCCTCTATGACGTCGTGGGCTTCCTGTTCTTCTTCCGGCTCGTCCTCGTTGAGCTGGCCGGTCACAAGCTGGCAGAAAAAGCCCGGGTTGGCTGACGAGTCGATGAAGATACGGCCGCCGCCTTCAATAGTTGGTCTAAGGCTGTTCCAGGTGGCTTGTGCAAAGTCCCAGAAGGCCATTTCTGTACAGTACACAACCGATGCGGTGTACTGACGGAGCTGGTCGGCCCCTTCTGCCACGGCTCGTAATTCGACGCCGTTGCTGAATTTGATGTAGTCATAGCCCATCTTGGAGCGCGTCTTGCGCTCAACAGCCGGCCATTCGTGCGTTTTCGGCAGATGTTCGTACAGAAACATGAAACGGCTGTCCCCCAGCAGGTAAGCGCTATCGTCGTACTTTTTAGACTGCACGAATATAGACAAGTTCTTGCCGAACATGGCGTAATGCAGTAGATTCGCCAGGCACCGCCACGTCATCATCATACGTCGACTCTTTGGAAATGCCGCCACCTGCTCGCCGTGGATGATCTTATCGACTCGTGCCAGGTAGTCAAGCTTCGGAAAATGCTCGACAGCCCCGTTCTTTGCTTCGTTGACTGTATAGCAGCAGTCATCAATAAAAGATGACGGGTCATTCTTCCACACTTTCCATTCCATTAGCCGCATCAGCTCGACTTTCTCTTTCAAGCTCTTTTTGCTAGTTTTATTCGTTGTTTTTGTTGACTTCATTCTATCAACCCCGGGTTAAGCCAGCCAAACTTGCATAATTATTACTTATCAAGTTCCTTTAGTTTGCTTTCAAGCTCTTTGATACGTGCGTCTACGTCGGCGTCGGTGAGCGTCTCGACTTTAACTGCCCCGCCGTCAGCGCCTGTGATTGCATTTTCTACGCGGTCGCGCCATTCAAGTCGCTTCCGGTTTTTCAACCAGAAGATTTGCGCTGTCGTGTTTGGTTGCACTTCTTTGTGTACAACTTTCGTCACAACTAGCTCGTCGTCACGCAGTTCTTTTGTGACTTCGTCATATTTGTACCCCAGTGCCGATTTAAGCAGCGCATTCTCTACCTGCCGGTCTACGGCGTCCTTTCCTTCCTTTAGGGCCTCTAAAATCTCTAAATGGTCGCGTTTCCAGTTATACAGTGTAGCGATGGAAATACCCATGTTAGCGGCTATCTGCTCATCACTAAGACCGTCCCTGGCCCAGCCTTGCAGTCTAAGCAGTCCCTCTTTCGTCAGCCACTCTTGATATTTGCCTTTTGCCACTGTATCACCACCTTACTTTAAAAATTAAGGCCTTGTGTGCCGTTCTAAGCGGATTTTACAAGGCCTTTGCTTATTTCATATGATTTCTTTTTTTCATGCGCTCTACATCTGCCCACTTCCACGACACTTCTATACAGTCTATCGTATGATGCCACGTGACAGCATACATTTTAGCTGTCAAGTAGCACACAATGTCTTTTACCACTTCTTCGTCATAACCTACGGGCAATCTGATCTGCACGCAGGAAGAGCCTTCTTTTGTCGCTTCGGCTATTTTACATGCTACTATGTCAAACAAATTGTCTTTACTATGCATTTGCTGTTCGTTTGCTTGATTGATTGTTTTCATAGTTTTCCCCAAAATTATGACAAAAGCCGCCAAAGCAGGAGGCGGCTCAATGTCTATGTGTTTGTGTAAACCTTTTAGAGAGGCATCTGGATTGTGTGGACAGTGTGTGCGGCGGAGTGCGTCAGCGCCATCCAATGCACTTCTCGCCGCCTTGTCCGATGGGGTATTTAGCTTTCGCCAAAACCTTACACTATTATTATACGTGTTTTTCATGCCGGTTATTCTTAGAATAAGCAAAAATGACAAAAAAAATAAGGCCGGTACTCATGGTATCGGCCTTTTATCCGTTATTCTTTGTTGTCATGATAAAGATTAGGGAAACAATTTTCTGGCTTCATCCAATCTTCGGTCTCTTCGACCGCTTTCTTATACTCTTCTTCTACGCCCAGAACTTGCACGGCGTTCAACGTGGCGATTTCATATGTTTCGTTGCACAAACTGTTATATAAGAGGACGGCCAAGTTAGGCGTTGCAGAATGGCTTGAATAAAATTACATAGCAAAAAGGCTTGTCTACCAAATGTGGTAAACAAGCCTTTTTTGCTTGACTAGCTGTTATTATGCGCTGTCTAATCAACATACTAATCAACATTACAATTTCAATCCACATGGTCCGGTAATTTCCCGGCCAAGACTTACTTATAGTATAACATCCAATCAGAGATAACGCAAGTCATTATATTACACGGATAAGTCCCAGCTGGCACGCGGCCATTTTGGCTAGCGTCCGCACGTCGTTGACTATCGTATAGTAGGTGTTGCGGTCCAGTCCCAGCTCTACCGTCGTGGCTTTCCATGATTCCTGGCGATGGTACTTGCAGGTAGCTACACGCCGTGAAATGTCGTCCAGGGCTTCGTATACCCCGGATACGAGTCTAAGCCAGCGTTCGGGCCGCTTGATGACGACGCCGTCTGACAACGTCACTTGCTTTAGCTCAGTGGCCAGTCGTATGCCTTCTAATGCCGTTGGGTCTGATACAAAAGCATGGCCGTTACTGCCACCGCTATGGCCGCCCGCTACGTTTTCCCTTGCCAGTCGCACGGCCCGGCGGATTTCTTTTTCGCGGTAAAACATCAATTCTATGTGTCGCGTCGTGGAGTCAATCGCGGCGCGCTGATTGTGGTGCATGTGCATCCCCTCCCACTGTTACAACTCTCACTATTCCGGCGTTATGGATACGTCGCCAGCACTGTAAGCACGGTTCCGGGTTCGGCAGCTCTTTCCCGGTCTCTACGTCCATGCCCCAAAGGTACAGGGTAGCGCCCTGCATTTCCCGGCGGCTGGCCGATATAATTGCATTCTCTTCAGCGTGCACAGATACGCATTTTTCCACCATCTGGCCGTGTGGCACTTGATGTAAGCGACGATAACATTTCCCTGTATCGCAGCAGTTCCGTTCACCGCGCGGCGCGCCGTTGTAGCCGGTGCTGACAATCTCGTCGTTATTGACGATGACAGCCCCGTAGATGCGCCGCAAGCACGTTGCACGCTGTGCTACGGCTTTTGCTATTCCCAAATAGTACGCGTCCTTAGACGGTCGTACACGGGCATTTTCCATGGGAATATATGTAACTTCCATCGAATCACTTCCTTTTCCACATGAACAGCGGGGAGCGGTGCGCTCCGATGCGGTGCCCGTCTAAATCCGCTTTGCCAGCTTTGGTTTCCCACGGATTCCGCTTCTTTTTCGCATACAGCAACTTTTCTTCATCACTCATCCGATGAATTTTTACTTCTCCCGGTGCATACCAATTTTCCATGTTTATCACCCGTTCTTGTGAAAATTAACATTGTTCTTTATAAGAAGGCGCCCGGCCAGGTTCCGATGGCAGTAGTAGCATCTGCCCATGGCGGCCTCTTATTTCCCGTTGACTAAATCTTTGAGCTGTTTTCCCACTTTGAAAGCCGGGGTCCTGGAAGCTTCAATCTGAATCGGTTCGTTGGTGCGTGGGTTGCGGCCTTCGCGTCCCTTGCGGTCGCGGACTTCAAAGGTGCCAAATCCGATGAGCTTGACTTTATTGCCCTGGACAAGCTGTTCAGTCACCGTATCGATGAAGGCATTAAGCATGTTTCTAGCATCTAATTTCGTGCAGCATGCCTTTTCTGCGATTTCATCGATGAGTTCGTACTTGGTCATTTCTTTTGCCATTGTCTTTTCTCCTTCCAAAAAATGAAAACGTTTATTGCCTAGAACGGGATAGGTTCAGTTGTTTCCTGTCCCATGTCCTCTTTCTAAGTTTAGGGTGCAGTTCATTTAGTTTGTCGTCCGGCATGGGGATGACTTTGATTTCGGCGCGCGGCCATTCCGGGTCAACACCTGCGATGCAGCTGTAGGCCACATCGGCAATGTACCCATCATCTTCGATGATGCCGGCTTTCTCTAAAATGTCGGCCGTCGCTTGGACCAGCCCGAAAAGATCGGGCCAGCCCTTGCGGTTCGGCATGTAATATTCGACGTTCATCCGGGCCGCGCAAGCAATCGTGCGGAAACTTCTCGGCTTCTGTGTCATTAGCTGGCACATGGCCATTTTTTCATAATCACGATACTGCTTTGACTGGATGAGTCCATAGCGGGTCTTGGTCATGCTGTTTTTCTTTGTCATCGGGCGACCGTCGATGATGAATCGGTAAATCATTTGTTCAATCACACCATTCCTTTCTATAGCATTTTCTTGAAAAGGCTTTCAAAAATCGGGACGGGGATACTATTGCCTGCTTGACGGTAAAGGGTCCTCCGGCTATTAACCTGAGCGGCTGCATCAAAGTCGATATCGCTGTAACCTTGAAGCCGCCAGCATTCACGCTCAGTCAAATACCTATAATTTCCGTTTCCTATTGGCAGACATCCGCATCCCGGCGCTCTGTCCGGTCGTTCTGTAATCGTCCAACAGTAATCATGGATAATAGGAAGTCTCCTGACAGTTCCTGTCTTCCCGATTGCCCTAAGCATTGATGGAGCTTTAACCCGGTAATAATCATCAACAGGGCCGCTTTCCAGGAAAGCCCTGATATTGGCCATTGGCTTTCTTTTCAGATGGGTAAAATCAAATTCTTTGCCGCCCAAAATAGACACCGTAAAAATCCGTTTCCTGGCTTGTGGAAGCCCGAAATCCCGGGCATCCAGCAGAGCATAGGAGCTTATATACCCCATTTGTTCCAATTCAGACATGTACCATTCATGGTTATGCACCATATAGCGGCTTCTTACGTTTTTCACGTTCTCCCATATGATGATTCTGGGCTTCCATAGTCCCATATTTCTAACGATGCTAATGGTTTCCCACATGAGTGACGATCGAGTGCCACTCCCTGGGTCTGCCCCTTTTTGACGACCTGCAATACTGAAATCCTGGCAAGGGCTTCCGTGGATCAAGATATCCGGCTTCAAGTTCCACCCCCTAACGTCTTGTGTTTTATACGGAAGCTCGTTTTTGAACATCGCATTGTAGCTGCGCACTGCTTTTTCGTCGATTTCCACGTAATCTATCGCTTTTACCGGAATTCCCATATTTCGCAATGCCACTCTCGGGCTGCCGATACCGCCGAATAGCTCCAAAATTTTCAACAATTAAATCACCTTCATTTAGTGCCTCCTAGAACGGGATTTCTTCTTCCGCGGCGTTCCCCATGTCATCAAAGGACTGGCCGGGCGCGGCCGCTTTCGCGGATTTCGGCACGGTCCCGACGTAGCTGGCCGTGACTTCACTGTAATAGTGTTTGGTACCGTCCTTTTCGTAAGAATTTGTAGTGAAACGGCCCATCACTACCACTCGGTCACCTTTTAAGAGGCTCTGCGCCAGATCCGACGACGGCGGCCAGCAGGTCACCGGCACGAATGACGTCATTTCTTTCGCCTGGCCGTCCTTCCCCTTATAGATTTCAGAGCAGGCCACCGTCATCCGGACAATGGTCTTTCCTGTCCGGGTCACGCTGACTTTCGGGTCACGGGCCAGATTGCCCGCGAGTTGTACATTATTCAATTTACATTCCTCCTAAGACCAGCTGATAAGGATTTCTTGTGGATTAATGGCTACTTTATAGCCCATGCCGTCGATGGACTGCGCGACGGCAGCATCGACAGTGTCGTCGCCGCTTTTTTCAATCGCGGCGTAACATTTGCCATCTTGGCAGGCTCTATCAATCACGGCCCGTATGCGTTCCATACTCATGTCAATCAATCGGATTCCCTCCTTTATCAAATTTTCCTTCATTCGTAAGCGTGTAAAAGTTCGGCTTGTATTCAGGATGCCGGTCGAGCCAGTGCGTAAAGGCTGCGTCTAAAATGTCCTCCAGGTCTTTCAAATCGCCGTCGGTAACGTCGGCCAGCCAGGTTTCTGCATATTCCCCGCCGTCGTCATAGGCCTGGTCCTGCAAATTGTCGATAAGAAAGCTTGCAAATACACGGACATCCGGGACAAATTCTTTTACCCTTCCGACGGTAATGGTTTCTGCCCAGCCGCTTTTCGCTTCTTCCATACCGGCTTTGAGTGCGGCTTCTTTGGAATCAAATAAGTCCATGCAGGTGCAATCATCATCGTCGAGATAGTAGTTCCATTTATCAGTAGTCTGCATATGGCTTTCCCTCCTTATTTCAGTCCGTTTTGATTTTCTTTTAGCTCGGCATGCGTAATACGAGCATCGAGAACATTGATATATTTTCGCATTACACTCGCTTGCGAACTCATCAAATACCATTCTGTTTTGTCAAGCTGTCCGAAATGGGTGCGTAAGAAATTCATCAATTTTTCCTGCTTATCTGCGAGTTCTTGTCTTTCATTTTTCATTCGTTCGATATAAGCTTCCATCTGTTTTCCTCCTTAATCTACAAACACAAAGTTTCCGTCATGATCCACAAAACTTTGATGCCATAATTCGTAGACATCGGCCAAACGGCTGATGTCTTCCAGCACCTTCACTACGTCGTCAACTTCCAGGTTCCCTAAGACGTCGCTTGCAATGGGCGTGTCATACGTAATTTCCCAGTGTTTCCGGCGCTTCCGGAGTACGGCCAGCTCATACAGGCCTTGCGGTCCGCCGTAGCTGTAAGGGCCGCGGATGACGCTGGCCCCATAGCCGTTTTTAAAGCGGAATTCGTAGTGTCTCGTCCCGTCGAGGTGGTCTTCCCATTCGTTCCACGGCTTGAATCGTCCGAACTTCATGGCTTTACCCTCGCTTTCCATCTTTTGAGCGTGGCCCGGTCGCTGCCGTCTACGCCCAGCACATAGCACAGATGATTAGATGACGTTCCTCCGTCGTATCCTGTACCACGGAGGATCAACAATGACGCGACTTCGGCAAAGGTAAAATGCGAAGTAGAGAACAACTGCATGCAATTTCCCATGATGCGTTCCGCTTTTTTGAAGTCGAAGCCCTTGGGGAAATATGGCCGCCCGGCGGCGTCGAAATAAATGTCTCTTTCTGTCATCTTCTTCTACCTTTCTCCGCGGTTCCCGTGGTAAATATCAACTGTCCCGTTCTGCTTTTCATATACTTTCAGTGCCGGGTAATCTATATTGCACTCTACATTGAGGCATTTCATAAATTCCCAGATGGGCACTTCATTGTGAGTCAGGACGTAAACCTTGTCTTTGTAGTAGTTCTGCAAATCTTTTATCCGCTTATCACGCCAGCTGTACTTCGTGTACAGCGTCCAGAATATGACGATAGCTACCCCGGCGATCATGTCGCGTGTCTTTGCCATGAGTTTCAGATCGCGCGTCCGGCCGGTTATCATCTTCTGCATCCTTTCGGCGATACGCTCGTTGAGGAACCGGTCGAATCCGTGTTCACACAATTCATCGCGCCAGTCGTAAATGAATCCCTCCTGGAATTCGTCGAGATGCTCCCACATTTCGTTCATCGCGGCGAACCGGTTGCGGCCAAAGCCATATTTGTCATGCAAACAATTAAATAGCAGCGTTGTTGCCCAGTCCGTACCGCTTTCGGCGCCTGCTTCGATTTCAAGCGCCCGGCGCTGTCGGTGGCGTTTACTAAATGCGCTGTTCAGTGTGTTCATTGGTGCTTACTCCCTTCATGATCTGCAATTCGTTGAATCACGAAGTCCGCACACGGTTGCGCCATGCCATTTCCAATGGCCTTGTACCTAGCTGAGTCACTACACGTTTTATCATCAATGAGTGTCCAGTTATCCGGCAGGCCTTGCAGCCGTTCACATTCAAGCGGTGTAAACTTGCGAACCACCAATTCGTCAATCATCGCAGTCATCCCTTTCTAGTACTAGGTTCTCACTGCCCCCCCCATTAACACCGCCGCTGGCTCTGAGGCAGGCGCCCTTATCATCAGCAGTTGCCTCTTCATAGCTTAGGCGTGAATAGGTTAGTGGTATTTGATTACCGCCTGTCCCCATCCTTGCTTGCAGTGTCGGGGACTTATCGCTTACTCGTATTGCGTCGCAAGCGTGGCTCATGTCATAGCACTTTGCCGTTTCAGTACTGTTTCCAGTATCAGCGGCAGTTTTTTCTTGTGCTGCTTTGCTCGTCGCAGTATCCCTTGGCAGGCTTTCGGGCTTAAAAAGTATTTCTTCTGTACCCCCCCCCCGTCTGTATAATCTGCGACAAGGAAGATTCTGCGGCGTCTTTGGGGGACTCCCCAATATTGGGCGTCCAGTGTTCGCCACACGACGCAACAGTTTCTGCTTCTAACCATTCCGGCGCCTGCCCACTTTCCGTGTCCAGGTACTGGAATTTCGGTTTCTGTGAACGCTTCAAGCACGGCTTTAAAGTCCATCCCTTTATTGCTTGTGTAGGCTCCTGTGACGTTTTCCCACACTGCGTATTTAGGATATTGGCCGTTTGTTGCTCGTCGCATTTGTCGAATAATGTCAATTGCTCGTACAAAGAGGCCGCTCCTTTCTCCGGCCAGTCCTGCTCTTGCGCCTGCTATTGACAGGTCTTGGCAAGGACTGCCCATTGTGACTATATCGACTGGCTCAATGGCGGCGCCGTCTATCTTGGTGATATCGCCTAGTTGCTTGACGTTCGGAAAGTGGCGGGCCGTCACGGCTTGGGGGAAAGCCGCTACTTCGCTTGACCATATCGGCGTTACTCCTGCCCTCGTCGCAGCGATTAGCCAGCCGCCGATTCCATCAAACAAACTGCCTAGCTTCATAACAGGATACCCGTCTTTCTAGCCATCCAATAGCCGTAGCTGAGGCCGCGCCGCCGTGCTTCTTGAATGTCTTTGTCTAGCTCTTCATGGTGCCTGTACGGCACTCTTGCGGCCAGTACGCGGCGCCTGCCTAGTTCCTGCCAGCGCCTTTGCGCATCCGTAGCCCATGGGGCCGCTTCCGGCAACGGCGGTTGTTTCTTCTTGCGTACAAGTCCGGCCCTTTTCCTTGCGCTATACTTACGTGCGTTTTCAATCCAATGGTCGTGTCGGATTTCGATATACGCTTCGCGCCATTTCCCGGCGCAGATATTGCTGCATGTGAATTTGCGGCGCCCGACGACGGGCTTACCGCAGATGATACAATGCTTACTCCGCACGTTCTTCCCCGTTGGTGTTTGGAGTGACAGCCAATCATAGTCACTCCGCAGTTTGTTCACGCAACGTTGGCAAACTTTCTGTCCCTTGTGGTCGGGGCCGAAAGCGTGGCCGCATACAATACATGTGGACATGTGGTTTTTTCTCCCTTCTATGCGATTACTACTAAATCGACTTGCTTTGTGCTGGCGTCATAGCGGAAACGGCAGCGTTTATTGCCCATGCGCATACCGCAGGCCCGGCCGTCCTTAAAGATGTCGGCGTTCTTCATGATCGTTTCATCGTCCATGTTGGGGAACGTCCGCTTGATGTAGTCCACCAGGTCTTCCGGCAGGTCTTCGATACTCGGCGGTTTCTTCTCTTTCGGGTCTTGCTTGAATCCTTTCTGCACACGGCTGAGCATTTCATGGATACGCTTGCGGCCTGCTTCGTTGACGGGCGGCGTCGGCAGTTCCTTGTATTCCTGTACCTTATTAACTTCGGCTTTTATCATTTTGGCCATCAGCGGTACACTAGGAATCCGTTCCGGGGATGCGTCTATTGCCTGCTGTGCGGCCCGCAGTACGAACCTGTCCGGGTATTTTCCTAACTGCATGAGCATTGACGCAATGAACGCCTTGGCATTATCTCCGTCCAGCTTCCAGCCTTCAGCCGGGTAGCTTCCACGGAGTATCATTAGAATCTGTTTTGCCGTGTCTGCTGTCATACTCTTTACACATCCTTTCTAGTTCGGCATCCTCTGCCCTCTGTCGTTCGGCCCGGCTCATCCGGCGTGGCTGATTGCCGTAATTATTTCTTTCCCACGTTCGCACACTGGCTTTCCAGTCCTTCATGTGGGTGTTTCCTCTCATCCATCCGTTAGCCTCGTAATGATCATAGAAGTATTCCGGGTCAATGTTGTTTCCACGCTCTTCACAATACGCACGGATTTCTTCTACCGTGGGCTTTACAAAACGTCGTTCCTTGTGTTTTTTAGTCGTGGGCGCAGCGGAAGGTTTACTTCCGCTATCTATACTTTCAGTCTTACTTAATTCAGTCTTACTTAATTCAGTCTTATTAGCGTTAACTTTTTTAACATCTGGAAGTAAAGTTTTTTTACTTCCATGGGAAGTAAAGATTTTTAACTTCTTGATGTAAAGCTTGTTTGGCTTATTGAGTCCTTGCCGGACAATATCAAGTAAGTCATATTCAACGAGTTTCTTCATAGCTTTTACGCATGTGGGATGTGAAATATTCAATGCTTCTTGCAACTCTTCCTGTGCGAAGATGAAGAAAATGTCGTCGTTCTCGTCTACCCATCCGTTGTTCCTGGATAGGTTGAACCTGTCGCGGAGAAGTGCATACATTACCTTTGCACTCATCGGCAGATTCTTGTAAAACGGGTTCGTGAATAATGCTTTAGGGAGTTGATAGAATTGTTCGTTGTCTATATCCCCTAATTTATATCTTTCGCTCATTTCAAGCTCCTTATCCTGTACCATCCGGTGCTCATGTTGGGACTTGGCCTTGCTTCGATATAGCCTTTATTTTCCAGGTCGTCCATTATCTTTAGGACTTCGGCTTTATCTGTGTCTAATAGCCATTCCGCAAGCGCGGCGATCTGAATGTTATCCTCGATACCGACATAACCTAGAAACGCTTTTTCTCGTAAGGTTAAATCATCAGCGTCTAGGTATTTTACGGGGATGAAAATACCTGTAAATTCCATGTTAATCTCTCCCTCTAATCTGTTGAAACCTTTCTCTCATCTGCCTAGCTTGCGGCCCGTGTGCCCGTTCGTGACAGTCCCGGCAAAGTACGATGAGGTTATCTAAATCACTCGTCCCACAGTGTGAACGGAACACGATATGATGGATTTCCGCAGCCGGTGCGCCGCAGTTTTCACACAAGCCGCCCGCCCGTTCATAGGCCGGAAGGCGGTTCTTTCGGTATAGCGCGTCGTCGCGGCGTTTCCGTTTATTCATCTCCTGGCCTCCAATCATCAATGAGCGCCTGGACCCATTCCCGGTCCTCGACGTTCGCGCCGATCTGACGGGCCTCATCGACAAGGCAGTTAATTAGTCGGCTCATGTCGTGCGTGTCATATACGCTTGAGCCGGCGTATAAGTGCAGGACGGTACAGCCCTTGACCTTGCTGGCCCCGGTGTCAATAGCAATCCAGCCGATGCCGTTGTGACGCCAGTCCCTACACACGCTGGCTGCTAGTTTCTGCTGGACACATATCGGTGTAAATCCCTGTGAATCCTGGATTGCGCCCCGATACACTTCCTCTTTGCTGACGTACTGCCCGTCAGCAGACAGCTTTTCTGCTATCCGCTGGCACAACAGCCAGCAGTAGGAGTTGGCATTTAATGAGCGCTTTTCTGAGTAGCGCTTAATCTCGATGGAGTAATCACCGTCGACTTTGATGTTATTTAAGTCTTCGGTGAGCGGTGCGGGAATCAGCAGCATATAGCCGCCGTTCCCTTTCAGCACCTGCACTCCTTTTACGTGGAATTTCATGCTATACGCCTTCCATCAGGGCGGCGTCGTCTTTGGCTTTCACCATACTGACTAATTTATCGAGGTTTTCATAGAAGGCCTTTGCCTCTGCAAGGGACAATTCCTTGAAATGCCCCTTATTGAATTTTTCTTTGAGCAACGGCCCGATGAACATGACGGCCTCATTTGCTCTAGCCCAGTCAATGACAAGCTGGTAATAGTCATCAACAGAAGTGGGCTTTTTTTGCGTCTGAGACGAGCTGGACGCGTTTTTTTCGGCCTGTCCACCTGTCTTGGTGTAATTACCCTTGGGGCTATCGTTTCGCGCGTTATAACGGCTCTGAGGTGCATTATTCCATGTATCGGCGTCCTTGTTGTCGTCGATACAGAACAGGCCATTCAACGCATACTTGCGGGCGTAGCTGGACGCGCTACCCGTTACCTGGCTGTCGTCCATGCCTTTGCGGGCCAGCGCTTCGCGGGCATAAGCGCTAGTCTTGATTTCGTCGCCGTTGTCGGCGTCGATTAATCGGGCTTCTGCCTGTACATAAAAGCGGTCGCCAACGGTTTTGATTTCATCCGTGATGGTCAGCACCAGCCCATGATTGCTTAGTAAAGGCTTGACCGCTTCCAAAATATCTTCACACGAGCGGTAACTGTAGCCGCCGAATTTGTTGTACTGGCCTTTCGGCGCTTTCAGCTCCGACTGTACGGCCATGAGTTTCTTATAAATTGTCTTTTCCATGAGTCACACCTCACTTGATCTGAATGTTTACCCGTTCTTCCAGCTCAGCACCTGGAACATCTTCCCCGCATGTCAAGGCGTTTCTGATGGCTGTCTTATCGACTTTCGGCGGCTGTGCAATCAAGAATGATTCCGGCAGCCTCTTTTCATCGGTAATGGTAACAGCCTTGCTCTTTCTCCAGCCGATGGAAAATTCCGTTTCCTTGACCTTTTCGCCGTCGAGGACGTTGGCAAGGTAGCTTTCCAGCTGTGCGGCCTTGTTTTCTGCCGCCTTCTGCCGTTTATAGAAGGCTTCTTTTTCTTCTTTAAGGGCCTTCGCGTCGGCTTTCAAGTTTTTAATCCACAAGGCAATGTTGCGGATTTTTTCGCTACGTTCCATTTTCAGAAGCGAAAGTTTTTCCAGGTCAATGACTTCCCCGGTTTCCATGTTGACCGTCGTGCCCGGTTCGACTTCTACGCAATTCAGAATTGCACTGTTGATTTCATATAAGTTTGCCATGTTTAGGCTCCTTTCTTTGTGTCGTTGAACCAACGACTACGGTCAAACAAAACGGCGTCCTTACCGTCCTGCAATACCTCTGTCAAATCATCAATGAAGTCAGATAAATCAACTTCATTGATTTCCTTCAAGTTCCCGATATGGACGTCAAGGAACTTTAAGTTGTCGGATAATTCGTCCGTCAGTTCCGGGAAGCAACAGTTCCCTTCAAAGCTTTTAGCTGCTGAAATTAAAGCTTCGGCTTCATAGACAATGTCGTCGTTTTCGGGAAACTTTTCTTTCAACAGCGTCCCAATCTTCATGCAGGTATCTGCCAGTTCATGGGATACACTGCGCGAAAGGTTACTAAGCTGTTCGTACGGAGTTTCAAACGGCCACGGTTTTCTTCCCCAATCGTCTATATCTCTTGCTCTCATTGACTTCCTCAACTTTCTGCCTTATAATTAAGGCAATCAACTTAATACATCTAGCCTCGTAGGCCTTGCGTAACCGTCGCAAGGTCTACTTTGCTATTACAATCTTCTGGCCGACTTTAAGGTCAGCGTCCGGCGCGATGTCGTTCAGCTTCGCAAGGTCGTAAATGACTTTGCGAATATCTTGGTCATCGCCGGAGATGCCGGCGGCTATGTCCCAGAGGGTTTCCCCTTCTTCGACATAATGTACTTTGGAAATTTCCGCCGTTTTCTGTTCGTAGGCCAGTTTCGCCCCGGCGTACCAGCCAATGCCACAAGCCGTGGCAAGGGCCAAGGTGAATGCAATCGCACTGGCAATCCGCTTGAAAAGCTTGCGATCATGCTGCTTCCCTTCCGGTGCATGGTCACGTATTTCTATAGCTTTCATTGTTCATCACTCCTTTCAATGCTTCACAAATTCGACTCAACTTTTCCTTCAAGGCTCTGTTCTCTTCGGACAGGGCCTTATTTTTGTCTTCGAGCTTTTCCCATTCCAGCGGCCCGTGCGCTGGCTCTTCGTATTCACAAAGGGCCAACACATCCGCCGCCCGGTAAAATGTGCCAGGGAGGCCGTACAGGCGATGTAAGCGCCCGTCGTTCTCCATGCGGCAAATGGTCTGCCGGGAGCACTTGAAAAGATCTTGCAGCTCTTCGGAGCTGTAGCATAACTTCATTTGCCATCAGCTCCTTAGTGGCCTGCTTCCTGGTCGTCACGTTCAATCATGGGAAGAATATCGTGACTCTTGAGAAATTCGTACAGGAACAAGCGCCCTTTCTGCGTCCATTCCGTCTGCATGTTGCAATCCGGTTTGCCGTCTGTATGGACAAAATCGAATGTCTTGCTATGTGTATAGCCTTTAGCCTGGTACTTCGCATACAGGAACCACTGTTTCCCGATTTTATAGATGACATGCAGTTCATGAAGCAGTTTGTTGAACCCCGTGGCACTCATGCCATAATCTTTAGCAATGGCCGTCGTTGTGACGGTTCCCTTGCTTGATAAGATGCGGTCTGTGTAGTCGGCCTTTGGTTTCAATTCACCGATAACCTGTTTTGCACTGGCCGCTTCCAGTTCGGCGTGTTTCCGTGCTTCTCGTTCGGTTTTCAGCTCCGTAGCCAGTCGGATAAGCGTGTCTGGATTTAACAGGGCTTCTTCTATCTTTTCCGGCGTCATGTATGCACCGTGTTTACGGATTGACGGAAGAACTTCATCTGCCAGAACCGCCTGGAACTTCTGAGCTGCTTCGTTGCTGGCTTTGAAGCCCAGCCGATACACCATGTTTTCCGGGAGAAAATCATCTTTCGCAACATCCTGCGAAAAACCAAATCCCCGCAAATAGTGATTGACGGTTCTCCATCTGATGTATTCGACGCCACCTTTGTTTTCGGTAAATCCAAACCCTCTCGCCACATCCTCGGCATTTAGATAGGCCGTCCCGGTTTCCTTATCCAGGTATCCGCGGACGTTGTTGATATTCAAAACTTCGTTCATGGTTATCTCCTTTCTGGTATAATCTCCTTATGAGGTTGTATAACAACCGTTTTCTTTTTATTTAACTACATTAGGTTGTTTAAATTTGTCAAAAAAAATATCTTCCATCTTAATACCAGAATCTCTTTCAATTCTAAGCATGATTGACGGAGATGGGACCGCAGTTCCGTTTTCATATTTGCTCCACGCTTGTTGAGAAACGCCATACATTTTTGCCATTTCTTCTTGCGAGCGTTTCCCACGATATTTAATAAGTTTGTCTCTCACGTTATCACCGCCCTTCTCGCTTGTTTTTAACTACCTTACGATGTAAGTATACACAACTTTTGGTTGTGTGTCAAGGGAAAAAATACAACTATTTTTCTTTTGTGAATTACTACTAATAGTAGTAAAATATAATCATAAAATCAAACGAGAAAGGGGTCTTGAAATATGTTCTCTACACAGCTAAAGAAATACCGCAAAAACAATGGATACACGCAAAAACAACTGGCAGAAGCAGTTGGAGTAACACAACAGGCTGTTGCTAAGTGGGAAACGGACAAGGCCTCGCCAGATCCGGAAATGTTACAAAAAATAAGTTCAATATTGAATGTTACGGTTGACAGCTTACTGGATGGGGCAACACCCAAAGATAAAAGCAAAATGCCGAAAGACTTGAACAAATTCTTACAGCAGTCTGAAATCATTTTCGATGGCGATACCTACAATCTAACAGATGAAGAACGGGAATTGGTCATAAAGTCCCTTGAGGTTGCCTTTTCAGCGGCAAAACGAGCAAACAAACGCAAAAAAGGCGACACTCCTACTAAATGAGGTGTCGCCTTATGGTCAGAAAAAATATAAAACTACGCGTCAAGAACCTGGTACGGAAAATGGGGACAGCCAGCCCCTTACAAATAGCCGATATGATGAGGATACCCATTGTATACGCCGAACTGCCTAAGGGAATCCGCGGGTATCTTACAAGGCCGTTGCGCCGGAAAGTAATCGTGCTCAACGACAGACTGGACGAACGGGAAATCCCGATTGTCGTTGCTCATGAGTTAGGCCACGCACTGATGCACGGAGCGGCCGGGACGTTCCACGCCGATACCGTGAACTATTGCAACGCACGGAGCGAGTACGAGGCTAACATGTTTGCGCTGTATCTTCTTTCCTACTGCTACGACATAGACGAACGGCTGTTACAGGCTGCCCCCAGAAATCGGGACGTAATGACATATAAAGAAGCCCATTCATTATTGTGCAGATGTATCGAAGGTTGAACCTCTCCTACTTATAGAAGCGAGAGATTCTTGATTGGAACAGTACCAGCCTTGGCAACCGAAACTAATACACGCTTAATGCGTTTTAACGCAGACCTGCGTTAAATATATTGATTTCAACGCAGACCTGCGATAAAGGAGCGATGAAAATATTACCAGATGACTTCATTCTTGAATATCCTGATTACTCGCTTAAAAGCCTTGGAAAAATGGTGGGCATACCGACTGGTTTATGCTTGCTAAAAAAATTTGGTAGGTAAAAATCAGCCTTAAACGAGTAATAAAAAGAAGGTGTCAAACAGTGTTCATTCCTATATGGGTTATACTTTGTTTTTTCCTTATCGTAATCTACATAATGCATCAACGTAGCAAGGAAATAGATCGTCTAAATAATACCATTTTTAATAAAAAAAGCGAACTCTCAAAACAAGAACGTCGGCTTTCTGAAAAAGCTGCTAATTTAGAGTCTTACGTAAATATAAAAATAAATTCATTGGTTGCTGAAAGAGCGGAAATAGTAAATGAAAGAAAAAAATGGGAGCAAGAAAAAGGACTAATTATAAATTTGGAAAACTCATCAATATCCAAATTTCCGTTCATCGCAGGTGTGTTGGCTGATTATAGAACAGCTAGAGACAGTTCTTTAGCATGGCAATTGGAACACAAAAAGCGACCCGCATTAAAAGCTGCCGAAGTCATACAGAAGGTTAAAAGAGAAAAAAGAGAAATATTACAAGAAGCTTACGCCTACAAGTGGGAACTATCTTATCTAAAAAGCCTTCTACCATGGCTTGATGAGCTTTCTAATGACATAATAATTTCTTCCGACCAATCTTATAACCAAGTTGATTCAAAAGTTGACGATGAAGCAATTAGGTGGTTATCCCCAGAAGAATACAATAAATTACCAGATGTAGAAAAATATCAAAGAGCCTTAGATCGATATATGAAACGGCCGAAGAAAAGTAGCTGGGAAGCTGGACAAGAATATGAACGTTATATCGGCTATCTCTACGAAAGTGATGGATTCCACGTCACTTATTTTGGAGCCAGTGAGGGATTACATGATTTAGGCAGGGACTTGATTTGCAAAAAAGAAGGATCTATTCACATCGTACAATGTAAACGCTGGTCTACTAAAAAACAAATTCACGAAAAGCATATAAATCAACTTTTTGGGACTACAGTCATGTATTATCTTTCAGAAATATCAGAAACGCATACCGCTGATGGATTTTATCAAGCCCTTAATGATAAAAAAATTGTGCCAGTATTCGCCTCAACAACCGGCTATTCAGAAACCGCTTTGAAATTTGCAAAATCATTAGGCGTAATATGTAAAACAAAACCAATGGGGCCATATCCAGTAATAAAATGCAATATAAACCAATCAACGCGTGAACACATTTATCATCTTCCGTTTGACCAACAATATGACCACTGCATTATTTCTAAAGAGCAAGGAGAATTTTATGCACTAACCGTTCAAGAAGCTGAGGATGCAGGCTTTAGACGGGCTAAACGCTGGCATGGTCCATCATCGCACACAAAAAAATAAGCCTGTACAACGTTAGTTGTACAGGCAGAAAGGATACGCATGGAAAGAAATTTAGATTTGATAAAAGAAATCCTTTTGTGGATTCAAAATAATAGTGACGGAAGACGGGATATTACTGCATCGAGAATTCAGATAGAGGGAAGCGACACTCAAGAAATAGAGATGCATTTACATTGGATACAAGACGAAGGTTTAATCGCTTATGAGGGAAGAAAACTAAAGCAAGGTGCAAGGTTGGTTCATTGTACAAGGCTCACGTCAAAGGGATGCGATGTCCTTGCCGCCATGAATAACCATTCCGTATGGAATAAATTATTAGAGCTGGCGGAAAACAAAACATTCAACGAATTATGCAACATTGCTGTTTCTTTGGCTAAAACAGGAATTACAACCGTCTGGAATCATTATCAGGCATAATCGTTGTCTGGTGAACCTAAATAATCCATAGATTTTTGATGGAGTTCCTGCAATTCATCTGGTGTATATGCTTTTTTGCTCCCCAATAGTATTTCAAACATTTCGCTATTATGGGGACTTCGCATCCCCAACAGTACCCAACCATTCTGTAAAAAATAATTGGCAGGTCCGGCGAATGTTTCCGTAATGGTCCTTATTTCGGAGTATTGGCTTTTACATTCTGTTTTTATCATAAACACACCACCTTCACAATCGTTATAGCAAAATAAGCCTGTATCACGACATACAGGCTTACAAGGAGGGATTTTATCATGGAGTCTAAAACATTGAAAGCATTGCAGTTCTTTTATGATAGAGGCCCCACGCCTTTTATCAAATTAAGCAACTATCTGAATGAGTTCTCCGCTGAATATCGTTATCTCCTCGCTACAGGTATGATTGAACGTACTCACTGCGGACAAATGGTTGAAGTCACAATCGCCGGAAGGGATGCTTACGAACGGAACAACCCCTCCAGTAAAGTGAACGTTATCTCTTGGATAGCCATTGTTCTGCAATTCTTGAATATGATATTGTCACCTCATGATTACAGTATACCACAAATGATAAAAGATTGCATGGGAAAATTTTCAATCAAATATCATAAACGGGGTTACCAGCTGGAACTAAAAAAAATCATCGGGAGGCAATTCTATGAAAAATGTAAAAAGAGTCATATCATTAACATTGTTGTTTGTATTTGCTTTAGCTGCAATGGCTTTTGCATACATCGGTAACGCTAGGTCTGGTATTTTCCATTATGATAGTTGTCAATATGTGTACAGAATGAACGATAGTAACAAGGTGTACTTTGATTCACGCGAAGATGCTGTTGATGCCGGTTATCGCCCATGCCGAGTCTGTAGGCCTTAGTAAGAATCTGTAAAATTTGTATTTAGTTCCAGCTGATATTACTTTAGAACCCAAAATAAGCCCACATGGATACCATGCAGGCTTATTCCCGATTCCAACAGGGATGGAGACAGTGGCCAGCCCCAGGAGCAAGGGACTTCTAACCCACACCGCGGCTGGCAGATGGCGGCAGGGCTACTCCCATTCCGGGAACCCAGCTTTGTTCCTTCACAAGCTGACCTATCTCTATTATATCATTCCTCAAAATCAGAATCTAGCACCCTTGCGTAATGCAACGTATTTATTTCCGTTGCAGACTCGTTCTATTCGTTCCGCATTCACGGCTGGTCAATCCAGGAGGCAGCTATGTATAACATCAACCACAACTTTACATACCGTCAGAAGGATAAAGGCTGGCAGGTCATACTTTCCTATAAGGACGGTGATAAATGGCGTCAGAAGAGCAAACAGGGCTTAAAAACCAAGCAACAGGCAAAGGCCGCTGGCGACAAACTCTTATCTGAGCTTCAAAGAACATTTGTACCCTCATCGAACGAGCTGGCAGGAACCACACTCCGCGAATTCGTACCTATCGTCATCAAGGATAAGAAGTTGGCACCGTCGACGAAATACGCTTACGGTCGCGTACCTGTTTTCTTCGCCGACATTGCCGACAAGGTCGTATCCCAAATAACGACGTCCGACATAATCCGCGTCGTTGCCACGAAAAAAGGTGTAATGAGAAATAGTACGATTCAGCACCGCCTAGCACTGCTGAACGCCGTTTTTGCCCACGCTATCAATGTATATGGGATTGCTACGAGGAATCCAGTACAAGCGGTTCCCAAGGCAAAACGAATAAAACGCCCGTCAATTAAGGCCATTTCCTATAATGATTTCAAGAGGCTGATGGAAAGCCGTGGTGGCAAGAATCTTGAAAGGTATAAATTATGTTGCCAGATAGCTTACTACACAGGCATGAGGTTCGGAGAAATAGTTGCGCTTACATGGGATGATATTTCATTCGAGTCCCGGCAGATAACCGTCAAAAGGCAGATAAAGAGATACTCCCACAATAATGTAAACACCTATGCTATAGGCCCATTGAAAACGGCAAATTCGTACAGGACTATTCCTATTCCAGATGTACTCATTGAGGCATTGAAACAATGGAAAGAAAAAAACGTTTCAGAATCGGTTCTAGGCTTTACGGTATCCTGCACGCATCCCATCAACTATTGGATACAGAAAACGCTTCCAAACACGAGTATACACGATTTTAGGCATACGTACGCCACGAACTTACTGGCAAATGGCGTAGACATTCAAACCGTCGCCGCGCTATGTGGGGATTCCGTGGGAACTATCATTTCCACTTATCTTGATTTTACGGAGGAAATGAGAAAGAAGGCCGCCAAAAACGTCAATACCATCTTTAGAAAGTGA